AGGCGCGGTACGGACACGCGGTCGACCTGAAAAAGATAAATATAAAGTAACAATGCGAGTTATGTATAAGACTCGTGTTTGGGAATATGAAAGAGTAGTTAGCCATATTGCAGCTAGCGTAACAGCTAAACTAATAGGCAAACCTCTTCCAGAAGACCCAAGTGTAACAGTATATAGTGTTATAGAAAAGGAAAATGAAGATCCTAACATTGAGGTTTATAAGAAATGAGTATTGCTAAGCTGAAACTAGACGAGTCAACTAAATTAGAATTTGGTGTGGCCATCACAGGTGCAGAAAGCAGACCTATTACACGGTTTGTTATCGAAGGTGAAAAGTATTCTATTACTTTCCCTTGCCGCCCAGTTGGAGACGGCATTGAAGTTGATGTCGGCGAGCTAGATAACATATTTGAAGCAGGTGAATATCCTGTACGTCTAGAAGTTATAATTGAGGATAAAGTATATATTCCTTTCGAAGACACTATTACACTGGAGCCAAACGTACACATTACTACTAAGCCAAAGGAAACTAAAGTTCGTGAAAGCGTTAAAGTAGAACAAGTTGTTGTTAAAGCAAGTAAAGCAGCACCACGTCCAGAACCAAAGACCCAGCTTACTGAAGCAGAGGTTAAGAAGCAGCGTAAGCTAGCAACACTTATTGCTGAGACTACTAACTACAAGTTCGTTGAAGGGCAAACAAACCGTCAGATCATTGAAGAATCACTGCATTCTTGCAAAGCACTTCCACAAGAGAAGCACAAGCTATTGATTGATATGCTTAAAGCAGCAAAAAGCGCAGATATTACCTTTAGCACAAAAGTTATACCAACTTCCCTGTAAAACACTTGACTTAATACACGTACTGTTATATAATAGCAGTACATGTATAGGGTAATATATCATAATGAGTAATACTTACGCCATTTCAGATACCCATTGGGGGCATCAAAACATTCGTCATTATCGTACTAAATTTACAAGTATCGAAGAGCATGACGGATTTATCATGGACAACATCTTGCGCACTGTGGGCAAGCGCGACATATTATGGCTATTAGGTGACTGTTTCTTTGATGAGGCAGCACTAGTTAATTTAATTGCAATAAACAAAAGATGCCAAGCAGTGCATTTTATTCCAGGCAACCACGACACTGATACAAAAGAACGTCAAGAAGTACTGCGTAAAATTGTCAAGGACAATATGGTTAGCAAGTTTGGTAGCATGATGACAGCATCGGGGTTTTGGTTAACCCATCCTCCTATGCACCCGCGCGAGTTATATGGCAAGGTAAACGTACATGGCCACGTGCATGTCAAAACTGTCCCTGACACCAACTATATCAATGTGTCTTGCGAAAATGTACGCTATACCCCAGTTAACTTGAACGCACTAAAAGACCCTAACAACTGTAAGGACTTACTGGTACATTATGGCCCTTATGAACATATATGCGATGATTATAGGGACGGGACTGGTATTAGGTGCCTATTGTGCGAAAATCGCAAGGAATAACGTAAGTCATTGATTTATAAGGAAAAAAATATCCAATAAAATCAATGACTTACAAAATCTGGCGATTTTACCCTAAATTATTTTAAAACTCCAATAAAATCAATAACTTACATGGTTGACACATACCGTTATGGTGTTATTATATACATGTAGGTTAAATAACGGAGTAAAGAACATGAAGATAGTAGTTGAGACGCAACACCGCGAGAACTATGGCGCCCATGATTGGGACGGTACTGGTGAGTGCCCACAGCACTGGAAGTGCAAGGGCGGCTCCACCTACGTTATCAATAACGTCTCGATTGCTCAAAGCCTGGATACCCAGTTTTGGGATACCATCCGCAACACCATTCATAAAGTCGATGACTACTTCGAGGAGTACATCGTTGGTTTAGAACTAGTTGACGATGTCGACTACAAGCCCAACCACGAGCACTGGGACCAGCCTTATGTCTGCGATGACATTGCTACCGGCATCTTCCGCAAGACTGAGGTTGGCGGTTGTAATGAGCCTGTTCAAGCCTCGCGCAGGACACTGGCCATGGAAGATGGTAATTTGCAGCCCCAGGGCGTCGAGTACATGATCGACGATGTATGGGTTAGCTACAGCGAAGGATGCGAAGCAGTAGAAGCATACCGACGCGCACAGGAGGCAGCGTAACATGGCTATCGTAACTAAAGAATATATCGAGAACTATTGTACAACCAAGACTCCAGAGCAAGTTGCTCAGTTTGTTGGTCGCGCCTTGGTTGTTATCTTCAATAATCAAACAGCAGACGAGAAGGCTGCTAGTACGACCAACGTTGATAATGGCATTGGTTTCACAGGCGCTGATGCCCATTCGGGCTGCATCACAGCCAAAACATTCCTCAAGCGCGGTGCCTTGCTGGATTGGCAAGTAGAGCGCTGGACCAAGCGCAACAAGAAGGGCACTATGCGCATCGCCAAATACCACAAACAGCTTAACGAAGCAGCTGAGCGTAAGGCTGTTAAGGCTACCCCGAGGTCATGGGAGCAGGTCAACAAAGCAATAAGCGATGTTAATTGGTCCAAATTGGATATGTCTACAGTTGAGCGTAACATGAAGAACGCCTTTGCAGAACACGAGCGTAAGCAAGAAGAACGGGCGTTTATGAACAAAGAAATAGTCCGCTCTAATGCTACAACGTACCGCCGAGCAATACGCAGCAATGCTGATCGGAGGAGCTTGTAATGTATAGGGAAGATCAGTGTGAAAATCCAAATGCTCATGCTAGGTATACGTCGGGATCATGTTACGTGTGCGCTATGGACCGACTACGAGCAGAAGTATTCCGGCTTGACGAAGTGATTCTTGAGTACAAAAAAGATATAGGAACCTTATCTAAGGCAAGCGAGACAAGATATTGGAAGCATTAATCTTTAAAGATTATAAGGCAGCAACATAATGATTGTGTTGCTGTTTTTTTATATCTTATGTGCCTCGTATACGTTCTATAACGGGCAAGATCTGTTTAATGACAAGTGGTATTATTTGTTGATGTGGGCTGGGGCATGTTGCTTCTGGCCCATTCTTCTAGGGATCAAACTGCATCGGAACTATAAATAATAAAATAAGGAGACACTTATGGCAAACGATTACAGCGAATGGAGTCGAGAAGCACTTTACATGGGGATAGAAACTCGTGATGCTCGTATAAAACAACTAGAAGATAACGAAGCTATTGTTAGCGGTATAGTGCAGAACTTAGTGCAGCATAAACTTGATTGTGCAATCGAAATGACATCAACTGAAGCAACCCGTTTATCTAGGACCATTGCGGAACTAGAAGAACACTTCGGTACACAAAAGGACTAATAACATGTTTGATAATAAAAAAATTAGAATAGACAGCGTTGATATAGGAAATATCGGAGACGTAGTTGCATTCAAGATATTCACTAGTGAAGGCGACATGCATCTTAATATGTCTACAGACTCTGCTAAAAGTATGATTAGTCTACTAGAAAACACAGTAGCAAAAATAGAAACAGGCGACTATCTTAGCGAAGAAATTGTGGATACTCGCAAAGAAATTCTAGACACAGACATCCTGGATGCTGGCGAAGCACCGGAATAATTTAATGAAAATTGATTTTGACGTTGACATAGACATGAAAGATCGGGATGCTTTTTTAAAAAAACTCCCGCATGTGGTCGGCTCAGTCAAAAAAGACGGTGTCTACACCAAACACAACACTGGTGTATATTTTCAAGCATTACCTAAATTTGCCCTTGAGGATATAGCTGCGATTGATCATAAAGAAGCTGCCGACTTGGGCTACTTTAAAGTGGACTTTCTTAATAACAGTGTATATAGTGAAGTCCGAGATATGGAACACTTAGCAAAGCTAGCTAACACTGAACCTATGTGGGAGTTACTAGAGCACGAAGACATTGTAAAGCACTTGTATCATATTTCTAATTATGCAGACTTGGTTGCTAGCTACAAGCCTAAGTCTATACTAGAATTAGCATACTTACTTGCTATAATACGTCCAGCGAAAAGACATTTGCAAGGCAAATCCTGGCAAGAAATATCCGAAACAGTTTGGGAAAAACCCGCAGACGGTAGTTACTATTTTAAGAAAGCTCACGCTGTCGCATTCGCAACAGCAATCGTTGTTCAACTAAATTTGTTGTGCGAAGACTAATCAGTCCTACGAACTAACTGTATACTTCTTCTTTTTATTCTTTTCTTTAACAAGTTCTGTAAACTTGTCACTGGGCCAAATAAAATTTCAACATCCTTCATCGAGAAAGTTTTGATATAAGGTCTAAATAGTTGCATCTCATGATGGAGAAATACATCAACAGGCAACTGTCTATTACTTTCCCACCACCACAATTCACCGAGCTCCAAAAATTCCTGTTTTAGTTGTACAGTAGGTATAGCATCTACATCGTAAAATGTGAGTATATAGTTATCCTGGTTGACAACTATCCCCACGTATTCTTTTGATGCGTACTGTATTCCTGTTAGGAACTCTAGATTTAAATATTCATTATTCATTTGTAATGATATTTATCCTTTTGATAAATACTAATATGAGCAATAACGATAATAGACTATACTGGTATGAGGAAGAACGAGAATTAGTTATTACTAGAGATTGTATATATGTGGACAACAGACCTATGAATAATAGAAACTTAAAAGCGCACCGAGGATTAACTAACGAAATTCTGTTTACAGTTAAGGACAGAGACCGCAAGCTGCAAAACATGTTTGCTTATGAGCTGTATGCAAACCTAATAGATCCTAGCACCAAAAAGCGTATTCTTTCAAGGCAGTTGGACCACACTCTTGATCTAGGTAAAGCAAAGTTAACTTTAACTGAAGCAGACTTAGCTAATATTACACCCGGACGTTACCACATCTATATATCACGCAAAGATGACAACGTCAACAGTTTAGCCCTATACAAAGATCAAGACAACAATGTTCGTTTTGATATTGAGATAACAGACCAAGTTGGATTAGAACCAATTGAAACGCAAACAGTATTAGTATCAGATATAGTTATTACCTCACAAGGACTTGAACTTGTTGGAGTAACACCAGCAATGACAGGTAACTTGTGTAGGAATTTTATAAATGCGCAGCATACTATACACATATCACTGCTAGGGTATGCCGGTATAATTAATGTGCAAGCTAGCGGATTAGAAAGTGTGCCAGACCAAGATCATAATAGTACAGATTGGTATACGGTATCAACTATCGACTTAACTGATACTGCTACCACTGGTGACGTAGTTAGAACTTTCCAAGCTAATTGCAATTGGGTTCGCGTAGTGTTTATTGTTGATCAAGACGATATATCTGGCCCAGGAATTTCGGCAGTAAAACTTCGCAATTAACTTGACTTGTAGTACCTCTCGTGCTATAATATATCAATGGATAAAATAATAAGTTCGGTACACGAACTAATACTAGATCACCTACCTTTACGTACTACACGCTCTCCGAAGGGATGGATTACGTTTGACTGTCCTATATGTAGTGATAACAGGAAACGCGGTGGACTAATAACCAATGGTGCTAAAATTAGCTATCATTGTTTTAATTGTAATTTCCGTACGGGCTGGAATGCTACTTCTTATTTAGGAAAAAAGTACTCGCAACTTGCCTTGGCCCTAGGCGCAGAGCTTCCTGAAATACATAAGGTGAAACTCGATCTACTAAAATACCAAGACCTGTTCGAAGAAGAAAACGATTTTAGTGATTTTACTTACGCCCATACTAAGTTTGAGCCACAAGATTTACCCGACAACGCTATTAAACTAGCTGACTTAGATGATGATCATGAATTAGTGCAGTACTGTAAGCAGCGAGGAGTATACGGGCTATATCCGTTTTATCATTTTCCGGATACATTCAATAAGCGCAGATTAATAATACCATTCATTGTAAACGGTGTAATAGTAGGGTGGACTGGCAGACATATAGCTCCTCCAGACAAAAGCACTCCTAAGTATTTTCATGTTAATCTACCAAACGGCTTTGTGTTTAACATGGATAAGTTTGTAGAAACAGAACGAGACATAGTGGTTGTAACTGAAGGAGTGCTTGATGCTCTGAGTATAGACGGTGTTGCAGTACTAGGAAATACAATTACACCTGAGCAAGCATTGTTGATATCTAAGTTAGGCAAAAGAATAATACTTGCACCAGATTTAGAAAAGTCTGGTGCTGAATTAATTAATCAAGCAATAGTACTAGACTGGGAAGTAAGTTTCCCACCCTGGGAAAATAATATAAAAGATGCTAACCAAGCAGCAGCCACATATGGCCGTGTCGCTACATTAGCAAGCATAATTAGTAATGCAACAAATAATAAAACAAAAATAGAAGTAATGTCGAGGCTACTTAATGAGTGAAATAAAAGAATACACAGACGAAATACAAACACTGTTCTTGCAATTTTTAATTAGTGATCCTGATTTGTTTAGTCGGTGTTTGAACATTGTTGACTCAGAATATTTTAATCGCAAATTCAAACCAACAGTAGATCTACTAACATCACATTGTGAAAAGCATAACTCTATTCCCACCATAGAGCAAATAAATGCAGTGGGTAGGTTAGACTTAGAGCTTATAAAGAATGTAACACCCGAACATCAAGATTGGTTCCTAGACGAGTTTGAAACTTTTTGTAGACATAAAGCATTAGAGAAAGCAATCATTGAAAGCACAGATGACCTAGAAAAACAGAACTACGGAGCAGTAGAAGAAAAAATAAAAGCAGCAGTTCAGATAGGATTAGTTAAGGACCTAGGACTAGACTACTTTGCAAACCCAAAAGAACGGTTAGAATGGATCAAGCAGCAAGCTGGCGCAGTTAAGACTGGCTGGCGTGACCTAGATTTTAAATTGTATGGCGGTTTAAACCGAGGGGAAATAACAATCTTTGCAGCGCCCAGTGGCGGTGGTAAAAGTTTGTTTTTACAAAACCTAGGAGTTAACTGGGCACTAGAGGGATTAAATGTTGTATACATTACATTAGAATTAAGCGAACAGCTAATTAGTATGCGACTAGATAGCATGGTATCAAAATACAGTACAAAAGATATCCTAAAAAATATCGATGATGTTGATTTAAAAGTTCGTATGAAAGGAAAAAGCAGCAAAGGATCCTACCGCATTAAGTATATGAACAGTGGAGCAACAGCAAACGATATTAGGGTATTCTTAAGAGAATACGAAATACAAAGTGGTATTAAAGTAGATGCTTTGCTAGTAGATTACTTAGACTTAATGATGCCTATTAGTGCTAGAATATCTGCAGAAAATCTTTTTGTTAAAGATAAGTACGTCAGTGAAGAATTACGTAACTTAGCAATGGAGCGCAATATATTACATGCTACAGCATCGCAGTTGGGACGAAGTGCAGTAGAGGAAGTTGAATATGATCATAGTCACATTGCTGGAGGCATAAGTAAAATTAATACAGCAGACAACGTTGTTGGTATCTTTAGTAGTAATGCTATGCGTGAACGGGGACGATTCCAGGTACAGCTTATGAAGACTAGGAGTAGCGCAGGCGTAGGTAGCAAAGTTGATTTAAAGTTTGATGTTGACTCCTTGCGTATAGAAGACCTAGAAGATGGTGCTGAAGATTCACAAACAGTAACAGCAAGTTCGCTTGTAGATTCACTAAAACGCAGCAAAACTATTAGTGCAGACGAGCCTGATGCTCAAGATGCAGTGTCGAATAGCCTACAACTCCGGGACTTTCTTAAAGATAGAAAGTGATAAATAGTTATATAAAATTATAGCTACTTAGGAGTTATGTTGTGCGCAAAAGTAAAAGCATAATGGAAGAACTTAACCAGATATCTGTGTCTAGAGATAAAAATCATCTAGTTGAGAATCGAGGCGAGCACGTTATTAATAGTGCGATCCATTTAATAGAACAAATCGAAAAAAATTACGATCCTGATACCGCAAAAGACCTCACAAATAGGCTTATCAATAGCATACGTAGCAAGGACGGTTCTAAGTTTAATCGAGGTATCAAAAAAACAATTAAGGAGTCCCAGAAAAATGAAACTAAGTGATATAGACGACACTATTTTATCTGAGTCACCGCTTGGCATAGGCGGCCGCGCATTGGATGCGGTAGCAGCAAAGATTCCTCACCGGGGAACAAAGCAAAAAGCTAAAGGAAAACAAGAAGCTAAAGCAGCAGCAATACAGTTACTAGACTATTATTATAAGCAAGCTGGCCGCAGCGGCATAAAAAGCAACACTCCTCGAACTATTAAGAATTTTCTAGCACAGTATAACGTTAACAGTGCTCTACTTGATGCAGCACTCGAAGACTACGTGGCACAGGGCGCCAGTGATGCAGTTGATCCTGAGGATATCAAGTTAAGCAAGTCGCAAGTAGAACATATATTTCTAGACATAGCGCAACAACACAGCTTTCAGAATAAAGAAAAAGCAACTAAGATACCGTCTAATGTTATCGATGGTATTAAGAATTTAAGCCCAGAACAAAAAGATCAGTTGGTTAAAGTGTTAACAGGAACAAAGTTAGTATGAAACTAATTGAATTATTTCAGAAGCAAGGCAATGTAATTAATGAAGGTGGTAACGCTTTTCCTGATGTTACTCCCTTTGACCACAAGCACATTCCCGGTATTATGAAAATACTTGACGGTGTATTAAAGCCAACAGGCACTCGCTCAATACCAATCGGGTCAGGCGCTACACCAACACCAGGTAAAGTAAGCGGCGACATTGATATTATTGTTGATCAAGATA